TACTGTATCAGTCAATACTAAATTTGCTGAATCAACTTCAAAGTTTCCTGCACCAGAATTTGCTGTAATGATAATATCACTAGCACTTGAAATTTCTGGAGTGCCTGCTGCATCACTTACAATGTTGCCTGCTGTAAGTGTGCCACTAATATTTGCATCTCCTACTACATCTAATTCTACTGTAGGAGTTAAAGCACCTACACCAAATCTACCATTTTGAAATATTAAGTTATATGGAGCACTAAATGTACCACTAGGATCACTTGCAATAATAATTGTATCTCTACCGCCTTGTATAAATCCTGTAGTAACTTTGCCTACACTATCATCTCTAGTAAAAGAAATTCTGCCATATGGTAATGTGTCACCACTTATGTCAGTTTGTGCTTCTCTAGTTAAATTTATTAAACTTGAATTGTTATCACTTGCTATATTTGCACTAACAGTGGTATTAGGTGAAGCAGGATCTGATATATTTAAAATTGCACCTTCTACATTTATTTCAGCAGTAGTAAGAGTAGTTGCATTTACACTGCCATCTAAACCGTCAATAATTGTACTACTATTATCTGCAAACACACTACCTGTTAAATCACCTACGAATGGACCAGACGCTGTAATTCCTGTAAGCGCACTACCATCACCTACGAAACTATTTGCTGTAATTACACCTGTACCATCACCACCTGCTGTAATATCTCCTGTGATTAAAATATCGCCATCGCCGTCAATTCGATAGTTTGTTATATCTAAATCGCCACCTAGTGCTACCGCAGTTTCCATTTCAATAAGTGCGTTACCTAAAGTAATTGCTTTAAACCCGCCTGTTGTATTGTCTTGAATACCAGCAATTTCGGTTCCGCCACCGCTGCCTGTTACTAAGTTACCACCTGGTTCTATGCCGTCTCCAACATATAGTAATTTTGTATCAGTGGTATAGATTAACTCGCCTTCTGCAGGCGTAAATGAAGTTCGTGTAGTGCTTGATCCGCGTCTTAGCTTTAAAGCCATTATAGTCTCCTAGGTAATGTACTGTTTTATATATTTATCATATTACTAAGTATTTAAACAAAACACCAGATGCACTCTAGGGTCTTTACTAGCGTTTAATGCAGTATGAGGCACTGTAGTATCAACCAAATAGGTAGCTCCAAATGGCATTCTATAAACTTGGTCATCTATAATCATCATACAATCATTGTTTGTATAGATAGGTATGTGAATACGTTTGCTAGGATCTTTATGATATGTCAAACAGGTTTTATGTTGCATTAACATAAATCTTCCACGTATAATATCATAGTTTTGTTGTATTTTTTTAATTAATTCTTCAAATAATGTATTTTTAAATATTTCACAGACACTGTTAAACTGCTCTTCCTCAAAAATTTCTTTGCGTAATGGTAAATCGCCTTTTCCTGTGTATGCAGGCCAATCATAATATAAACTACCGCAACTTTCAATTAGTTGATTTTCTAATAGAGCATCTGTTCTGCATTGTATTGCTAACTGTTTTAATCCATGATTTTTATAGATACGATCATCTATATTTAAATCATGATAGTTTTCGAGTAATTTATCATAATCAATATCAATATTTAAATTTTCAATCATAAATTTATTTATTGAGTTTTAAAAATCTACGGGTACGTTTTGCTACATCTCTTTGTAATTTTTTTAAGTTTAGTCTAAAATCCACAGTATCTATTGTGTCTTCATATTCTTTAAAAAAATCATCTAGTGTTTTTTCAATATCAAGTTCAGAATTTTTACTTTTTTGAACTTCTATTTCCCATTCTTTACCATCCGTAAATTTTACGACCACTGAGCTCATATACTCTAATGGAATATAATCCATATCAATTTGTTGGAGTAATTCGTCCCAGTAGTCGTCGTCTTTAGGCTTCACTAGTTTCTGTCTTTTTTGTAGTCTTTTTCTTTGTTGGAACTAATTCTTCTGCTTGTTCTCTTAATGCTTTTGCTTCTTTAAAAAGTGCATCTGCTTGTGATCTGTATTGTGCTGCTAGAGCCGCATCATCTAAAACACCATCTGTAGTAGGTGTTTCTGTATAAGTTGAAACTGGATCAACTGCTTCTTCTGTTTCGATTGTAGCAGGTTCTACAGTTTCACCATCTGGACCTTTTAGGGCTAAATCGGCAACAGTTACACCTTGCTGTTCTGCAATAGTTTTGTTAAGTTCTTCTAAAGAAATACTTGTATTCCTGTTAGGCGTCATTTCTACACTGCTAGTTGGAACTTTATTTAATTTACCAGTTTTACTAAAACCTGCCAGCATGTTTCTGCCATCTGGCAAATACGCTCTTGCCATACATTCTGCAAATTCGTATGCTTCTTGGCCAGCAGCTGATTCAACTGCTTTAATTAGTGCATCATGTTCGTCTGCACTTAGGTTTTCTGTTTGTACAACCAGACAATAATCGGGATCGCCTGGAATTACTCTATATGCAACCACAACTTTACGCTGGTTAGTTGCAATTCTTCCTACATGTTTAAGAGCCATTTGCAGCCTCCGTTTCTGGCGTTGGAGCAGGAGCCGGTTGTGCTGCTGCTGCACCTTCTTGTGCTGCTTTTGCTTGTGCTTCAACTTCTTTTAGGAAAGCATCAAGTTTATTATATAAAGCACCGACACTAGCAATTTCATTTGCTTTAAACGTACCACGTTCTGTAGCAAGTTCAATAACTGCTCTTGCCAATGCCAAATCTTGAATGTTTAGTTCATTTTGATTTGTTTGTGTGTTTTCGGTCATATTTTGAACTCCTTGTATATTACTTATAACCTAGGTTTTAATTGTATTTCAAATGTGGACAAGCAAGCATAAAGAAACTTAATTCTTTTTCTTGTTCAAACCCAACTCTGTTGTATTGATTTAGATTTTTCATTTCGTCAAAGCCAATACTATTGCCAAAAAAATATCTACCACTCAAATTATCTTCGATCCAATCACAGATGGCTCTATCAATATTGTACTTCCGCTGTATATCAACAGTGGCAAAGTGAGGAGGGCAAAAAGTTACCCTCCTTAAACCTAAAACATCTAATGGATTGGGTTCTTTTAGTTTCACGCAGCCTCCTCATAATGGGCAGTTATACCAAACGGACCTTCTAAGTTTTTATTGTGATTGCTGTGAATAATAAAAATAGTTTCACAGTATTCCGAATCACCCCAGCTATCCCAAGCATACCCATCTGTGAACATAATGAATTTTTTAGGTTGAATATCGTTGTCTTTCATGTATGTCCAGTTTACCATAAAGTCAGTGCCGCCACCGCCTAGCACTTCATATTCACTCAAGTCTCTACCACCATCAGCAGTAAAGTCTTCTTCGTTATAAACTGCTGTATCAAAACACCATACTTTGATCTTGTAATCTTTGTATTCGTCCATGATACCTTTAATTTCGCTTAGGAAGTCTTTTGCTTGATCGTCACCAATAGAACCTGACATATCAATGCTAACACAAATGTCAATTGTATCTTGGAAGTTCATTCCTGGAAGAATAGCACCTGTGTGCCAGCCTTTACGTGATGGACGAGCAAATGTGTAATCGCTTTTGATTGTACTTTGGATTTGCTGACGTAGCAATTCACGCCAGTTCATTTTAGGCTCTGTTAGTTGTTTAATAAGACGTTGCACACCGCCTGGAACATTACCAGCACCAGCAGTTTGTGCAGCCTGAATCATTGCTTCTTTGATCTCGTCTTTGATTTGATCAAGTTCGCCTTTACTGTACTTAGGACGGCCTTTGCCGTCTTTGTTATCTTCTTCTGTGCCGTCACCTTCTAAATCCAAATGCTCGTCTAGCATTTCACCTAATTGCTCTAAAAACTCTTGTCCGTTTTTTTCTGCTTCTTTAAACAGTTCGTCATATACTTCTTCTGAACTCCAGCCTTCGTATTTAAAATCTTGATAGCAATCTACAATGCTAGGCTTTTCACCAATGCGATCACGTACAAGCAAATTATTTACAATATAGTCAGCAGCAATGTTATACAACATTGGATTGCGTTCATCTCTACGACCTAAGTGATCAAATACACAGTGTAGAATTTCATGTGCAATAACAAACTCAATCTCTTTGTTATTCATTGCATTAAAGAATTGTGTATTAAAGTACAAGTTACGTCCGTCAACTGCGGCAGTAGGGCACCACTCGTCTGCACATTGAATACGCAAACGTGTTGCCATATTACCAAAGAACGGATGTCGTAGTAGCAAACCTACTCGTGCAATAATGATGCGATCTAGCACATCTTTACGCATTTCGTCTAATTCTTTTTCTGTAAGATCTGGATTAGGTTCCCAGTTTTTTAATTTACTTGATGTATCTTTAGTGGACATATTGTACCTCTTTATCAGTGCCTAGTATTAATATAACATATTTAATTGTATTGTCAAGCAAATAAAGAAAAAATGGGCAGCCTAAGCCACCCATTTTCACTCTAATTACACCGCCTGTGCTGCTTTTATATACTTACCATAACGGTTGTGGAACTCGTCAAAGCATTCCACTTCGTCTGGATCAATTGGCAGCGCATACTGTGTTAGCGCAAGTTTAATACCCATAACAACTAGTTCTGTGTCAAAGTTATCCATTGCAAAGCGTAGGAAGTTATTAACTTTATCATCAAACTTTTTGTCATTTTTATCTGATGCTTCTTTTAGTTCATAGCAAAGACTAACAGTCAGCGAATACATGGCACTGATTTCTGACGTGCTCATGTCTTTTACTTTGCCTGCAAGAATATCAGTTGGATTAGGCATACTTGCGGCTACCTTGCGGTGCGCCATAAACTTAACACCGAGTCCTTCGCCTACTGAGCCGGAAACCAAATCAGTAGTAGTACCTTCGTCAAGTTCGTCATCAAGTAACTCACTTACAAACGCCCAACTACGTGGTGTTGCAAATGAACGACTTGCGGATTTAGGATCGAAGTCATACAAGTCTTTTTTAGCAAAAGTCAAGTAACCAACAACGTCCTTGTGTTGATTGTTATCAACTGCCCACTGGAACCAATCGTCAAATTCGACAGCCATTTCAATGTGAATAAAGCGATTAGCAAGTGGTGAAGGCATACGATATGTAACGCCTTTGTCTGCTTCACGGTTACCCGCAGCAACGATGATAACATTGTCCGGCAGTTTATATTGCCCGACACGACGATTAAGAATCAACTGATATGCTGCCGCTTGTACAGCAGGAGCAGCTGAGTTCATCTCGTCAAAAAATACAACAATATTGTCGTATTGTGCTGCCATTTCTTCGTCTGGCAGTTCTGAAGGAGCACCCCAAACCATTTTAACATTTGTGCTGTCAAAATATGGAATGCCTTTAATATCAGTTGGATCCCAAAGACTCAACCGAATATCAATTAGATGTGAGTTAGAAAACTCGTCTGTAACCTGCGCAACGATATCGGATTTACCAATACCTGGAGGACCCCACAAGAACACAGGACGCTTTTTCTTCATAGCGTGACGCAGTGCGTTTTTTGCTTTGTTAGGAGATAGTGTACGAATAACGTCTGACATTTGTATTCCTTTCTAAATCAGTGCCTATGTCTTATATTAGCGTATCTAGTTTTCGTTGTCAAGTAATTAATTTAAAAATTACATAGAAAATAACACAAGTCCAAAAAATACTCCAAAATTCACCTGTCACCACTTCTTTATTAGATACTGGTTGAACGCAATTTGGACATACTTTTGCTCCAATAGGTTTATCTAAAAAACACTTTGGACATTGAACATTCATCATAATTAAAACTCCTCATAAGTTGCAATTGCGTCAATCTCTTTTACAAGTGACTTGCCATAATCTGTGAACAAGATACCCTGCTCCCAAACAAAATGCTCAACATCTTGAATGTGATAGAAAGTTTCTTGTTGTGCAATCCAACGTAGTGCAGTTGTACGATTGCCTGCACCAAGACTAATAACGTCTTTGACACGATCTTCAAAACGTGCAACACAAGCTGCTTCGCGGATCTTCTCCTCAGCAATTTGCATCTCAACGGTATCGCAATACTCGTCCCAAGTTTTCTGCTTTTCAGCAGGAGTGCAGTTATTCCAATCTGCCCAAAACGCTTCGCCAGGACGGCAGCCATACACATCTTTGTGTAGGTCTGAAATAATATCATCGCAGTATGTAAACATTTTGTTACCCTCTATGTTGCCCTATACAAATAATATACTATAAAATACTATCGATGTCAACCTTTATCTGCCTAAAAGTGCATCTAAAACTACAATACCTAGCAATATATTTAATGCATCATTGCTATTGCTGTGACCATGACTGTGTCCATGTGTAGGACTATTGCCATGATTATATCCTGGATTTGTTGTAACGGGAGGATCTGTTACTAGCCCACGGTCTGTGTAATATGAACGAGCCATATGATGACAGTGCCACATACCACGCCAGCCATCTGTTGATCCGTAATGACATCCGTGTTGATTCAAATAACCTGCATCTGCGTTTGCTGTTGATGCAAAAAGTGTAAGTGCTAGTATTAAACGTTTCATTTTGTGCCTTCTTGTGCCTATTAATTTAATATTAATATAGTACAATAGTATTAGAAGGTCAACCTTTTTTATTTAATTTTATAGAAAAACTTCCAGGATTATTTTGTGTTTGTTTGCATTCTCTAATACGTGGATGATTTCTAGCCCAAGTTTCAAACTCACGCATCATAGCACCCTGCCCTGTAATTACAATACATTTTTTATGTCCAGCAAAATATGCCTCAGTTATTTTCGTATTAAAGTGTTGCCAAGCATTATGGATGTGATATCCGTGTAAATCAATTCTCATCCTTCTTTGACCTTGACATTGCTTTTGTTAAACCATATTTACGTAAGTCTCCGCTGAACAATCCAAGTTCAACTGCTTTACGTTCGTTTGTAACTGTTATACTTCTATTTGTTAAGTAATACGGACAATCAATAAATTTATCTAAAAATATAATAACTTGTGTAGTCATAGGCATATCACGTGGATATGGAATATCATATGTTTGTAGTTCAATCTTGTTTATAACATCAAAACCATCATCTGTTAGTCTAAGCCCACCTACATCTTTCTGTCGTGTGTTATACCACCAAAGTGGCATATGCTCTTTTACACTAAGATCGTTGTAACTTTTACCTAATTCTTTTAAAAAAAGTTTGGTGTATGTAACCTTGTTCATTCTAACTTTTCGCCTGCTGTTAATTTATAAACAGCAAACTCGTCTGTGTTAAACATGTCGTTTAATTTTTTTGCCAAGTTGTGGGCATGTCCTGGATTACTAAAACTTGTTTTTTTATACTTTGGTCCAGGATAGCCAGTTAAACTATTACTGCTTTTTAAATTAAAAGGTTTATCTTGGTAGAAGACAGCCCAGATTGCTTCCGCATCTAACACTTGCTCACATTTGTATGTAACTTTATTTGTAAACTCAAGTTTTACTGTAGGCTTAGGTCTACTCATATGCGTTTCCTTTAATATAAACTACGCATATATTTATCTTTTTTACCAGCCACCTGAATCCATATTAATCTCAATAGTTTGGTCTTGATTGAGTTTATCTATTTTTTCATCTAGTATTTTTTCTAAATCGCCATGTAATCTAGCCATTACTTCACCTAATGTAAAGGCTAGAGTTTTTGCTTGAGTAATATCAAGGCGCACTTCTTTTGCTCTACTTTGTTCAGCAACTTTTACCATTTGTATTAGTTGCTGTATAGGCATTGTGTTAATGGGTTCTGTTGACATTTGCTAAAGCCATTTTCATTTCTAATTCTGTTTTATATGGACCCATATATTCATTACGTTCAACTGTAATTAGTTTAGGACAATAACTTTTTAACCAATTTACATTAAACTTGATTAGATAGTATCCTGCACAATAAACTGATTTGCTTTTTTCACTTTTTGTAAAAAGAGGCAATTTACGTTGAATATCAAACATACTATTGTATGGAATGGTTCTAGTAGGATATCCATGAACATCTTTTGATTGAATTCCATTAGTAGTTTTAATATTTGCAACTAAAAAATTCTTACCAAAAGTTTTTTTAAGTTGATTTTCATTTTTGTAAATGTCTATCTTGCCTTTACTGTTAATAACAAATCCTTCGTCATTTTTACTTAGTGTGCCAATACGCACACCTTCTTGTTCTACAATCCAAAACTTGTCTTCTAAAACTGGTTTAGCTGTTATACTCATTTATACCTCGCTTGTAACGGTTCTGCATATTGTGCTGCATTATCTGCAATACGCTGAAGATCCCAACGGGCACAAAACTTCATAAGTCTCATACCAACTTGTGATACATTCTTGCTATCTGCTGATTGGATAGTGTTATTTATTTCTGTGCGAATATGCTCAGGTTGTGCAGTCAAATCACACAATGTAACATTACGTGTATAATCATCTAACACACGATGCTCTGCACCTTCATGATCTACCCAACGTTGTAGCATCATGTTATTCCAGTTGTAGCCTTTGTTATCTTTATCAGCAAATGCTTCTAACAAACCTACTTTGTTCTTTGTGCCTTTCTTGCGCACACCAGGGTAGGCACTAAAAACATTGTCGCTAGTGTCGCCACGCATACACTTCTCAAAAAGCAAGTATGCGGGTTCAGGAGCAGGCTTCGGCTCGCCTGTCTTCTTATCGCACACGGGCTGTCCTTTGTCATCAAAGTATCCTTCTACAGTAATTGTAGTATTACTTACCCCGTTGTATTGACGTACATTAGGAGCAATCAGCTGTGCAAAGTCACCGTCTGTACTAATAATAACATGATCGTCATTGGGATGATTTTGTATCCAACCTGCAATAAGATCATCTGCTTCTAGCACAGGATTATGCAAAACTGTGCAGTTAGTTTTGTCTGTAACAAACTCTTTGAACTCGTCGAAGATTTCCCAAAACACTTTATCTTCTTCTGCTTCACGTGGGCTCATAGCGTCACGATGTTCTTTGCGGTTACGCTTGTAAGGCTCGTAATAGTCCTTGCGCCAACTACGTCCTTCTAAGCAGAATACAACATGCGAACCATCAAAGTCCTGCCACGCTTTCTTAATACTGTTAAGGGTGATATGCATTGCCATGCCAACTTTTGTATCAATGTCGCCACGTACAACATGACGAGCACGAAAAAATGTGTTAGCAGTGTCAATTAGAATATAAGTCATGATACTTCACTTTTGCCTTTGTCTATTGGTACTACATTAATATAACCGGCATTTCGTGATGTGTCAAGTCCTTCTTCTGCCAACATATTATAAACAATGTCTTTGAACCAACGATCTACAATTTGCTCTGGTTCGTCACCTTCACTGCCATAACCTGCTGCCAATAATTCTTCAATAAAGTAATCATTCCAATCAAGTTCAAAAAACCCGTTGCGAATATTATCTTCATTGACTTTCATATCCAACACATTTACCCAAGGTTCTCCTTTTTTAGTAGCATATGCTTTAGGATCTTTTACTTTGAGTTTTTTGTCTGATTCTGCTTCTAGTGCAGCTTTTTGTTCAGCAATACGCTTTTCTTCTGCTTCAATACCTGTAATCTTCTTTAGCCATTGTTTCATATTAGTTTCCTTATCTTTTCGTATTCCTCTTCGCTTTTGATGCCTTTTGGAATACTATCCAAGTTTTCTTTAAGTGCCCCAGGCATTTCCGAATAGGCTAATGTGGAGTCTTGGCGAGAACCTCCACCCTCGTTCCATACAGAGGTTCGCCACCTCTTGTACGTTGAGAGTGTATTCTTCCGACCTACCCCCAAGCGGCATGAGATATACAGGAACGTCCACGCCTGCTTCACGATAGGCGTCAACTGCTCTACCAACTTCATCAACATCGTCTTGATCAGCAACAACAAACTTAAAATACATATCGCTGCCATCAACAAGGGAATACTCACGAGCAACGTCAGGCTTAATAGCATCATCCCAAGACTCGCCCGAAACGGATAGTTTGGGAGAACAGCTAAAAGTGAGCTGAATTCGTTCATGCTGGTTGAGATAGTTGTAGAAGTCATCGTGTAGATGCTGTGTAGTGTTGGTTTCGATTGTGACATTTTTAAGATCCTGCATACCTGGGTGTTCAAATAGCTCGACATACAACCGTTGCCAAGCAAGTAGTGGCTCTCCGCCTGTTAGAATAAGATGAACATCTTGTCCATTATCCATAGTCCATTTGCCTTCTGGCAACAAACTAAGCAAGTGTTCTACAACTTCATCGATAGTTGCTAATTTGTTAAAGTCCTTAAACTCTGGATAGATACTTGCGTATGTATCACATCCTGTATGCACAATAGGCAAGTCCTCAAACTTTTCTGTTTTTTCTACAATGCCATCGTCGAGCAATGCTTTTACTTCTGCATTATAACGATTGCCTTCTGCGTGTTGTTTCCAGCGATCACCTACGCTTTTATCAACACCAAAGTTCATACAACGAAAGTTACAACCAAATGTACGTAGGAATACACTGGGTACTCCTACAAACTTGCCTTCGCCTTGCACTGAATAAAATGCTTCACTATATCTTAGTTTCATCTTGGTGCAAACTCCTGCTGTAGTTTAATGTTGTCAAAGAACTCTTTCTTTGTACCAGGATCGGTTTTAAATGCACCTTTTAACACACTTGTTTGTGTAAGACTACTGTGTGCCATAATGCCTCTATTTTCACAGCAACCGTGTGTTGCTTGGATATAAACACCACAGTCTGTTGCACCTGTAACCTTCATAATCTCTTTAGCAATATCCATAGCAAGTTCTTCTTGCAATGTGCCACGTCTTGCACACCATTGTGCAATGCGTGTGTATTTGCTCAAACCAATTAATTTGTCAGCAGCAATAATGCCAATATATGCTACACCTGTAACTGGCTGATGGTGATGCGAGCAAACACTTTTAAGTTCGCTGCGTACCACAAGCATACCATCATATGGATCATCAGTTTCGTTTGGAAAACTTGTAGCATTAGGCTGTGGATAGTAACGACCACGCATTAATTCGTGAATATACATTTTTGCCAAACGCTTTGCAGTTTCATTACTGTTTGGATCATTTTCTGTATCAATAATAAGTGTATCTAGTACATCCTGGAACTTGTATGTTAGTTCGTTTTGAATCTCTTGCAGTTCCCACTCACTGATGTGTTCGCTAATATTGTCGTTAGCATAAAAACGCACGTTGTTTTTTTGTAGTCTTTCACGTACAACTTGACTAACTTTTACTTCTTCTGTCATTTATTTCTCCGAGTTATAGACGAGGATGTCATAAAATATGGTACAACACTACAAGTATTGTACCATGTATTTAGGTTTTTGTCAAGCACTAAAATATTTTTGAATCATTTCAATGCGATCACTAGCTGCTGCCATAGTGTCTAATTCTTGTTGAATTGCTTCAACAATGTCTGCATGTTCGCCGATACCTACAGATTGATTCATATACACCATGATATTTGTTTTTGCTCTCTCAAGCTCGCCTTCGGCATGCATACGTGCTGCCTTTGCTAATTGTGCTGCCATATCACTCATCCTTTTTCTCCTTCTGTCTCTGTCTTTCTTCATATTGTGCTTTTTTCTCGAGGTATTGCTCCTCTGTTAATGAATGCCAACCAACGCATTTGCCTGTTGGCGATCTTCCGCAACCGCAACTCATATTATTTTCCTATTGTTGATGATTCGTAAACCGAATTATGTGTCTGAGTACAACGAATAAAAGTTGCACATTTACTTAATTGCTTGAGTTTCATTGCACCTGTATATGTGCAAGCACTACGCACTCCTCCTAGTATCTCCTGCACTGTTTTAGCTACAGGTCCTCTATAAGGCACAAGCACTGTGCGTCCTTCTGATGAACGATAATCTTTAAGTCCACCAAAATGCTTATCGTTTGCACTTTCACTACTCATACCGTAGAACTGCACAAACTTTTTTTCTTTTATAACACGAGCATCGTTTTCAAACTCGTCTGTAATAAACCGTTTTGTGATTACTTCACCACCGCCTTCATCGTGTCCGGCAAGCATACCACCCAGCATTACAAAGTCAGCACCAGCAGCAAATGCTTTGGCTACATCGCCAGGGCAAGTGCAGCCACCATCCGCAATAATATGGCCACCAAGA